GTAAAGTTTTCGTTGCAGTCGGCAAAATAATGGCTGAAACTTTGGCACCAGTAGTTGATAAAATTAAATCAACATTTACTAAAGTCGGAGATATCTTAAAAAAATTCGGCAAAACCTTTATAACCGTAGGTGATGAATCTTCTAAGTTCTCTAAGTTTGGCTCTATCCTTAAGAATGTGTTCAAACGAATCTTCTTCCCAATTTCAGTGATAATGGGAATATTCGATGCAGTCAAAGGTGCACTCGCTGGATTCGAAGAAGGTGGAATCATCGGTGGCATACGTGGTGCACTCATAGGATTGTTTGATGGTATTATTGGTGGAGCAGTAAATATGCTCACTGGTGCGGTTGCGTGGATACTGGATAAGCTTGGTTTTGATAAAGCTGCTGAAGCATTAGCTGCATTCGATATTACCGAATACTTTACTAAGTTTATAGATGGTATCGGCAATATGATTTCAGGTGCATTTGACTGGATAAGAGGAGCCTTTGCAGGAATTGATATTGTTGGCGGGCTTACTTCCATGTGGGAAGCCTATGCCAGTGCATTCGGAAGTATAACGGATATTATCTTTAAACCAGTTGACATGGCTATCAATTGGATTATGGGTATGTTTGGCTTCGAGACACCCGAAGAAGGCTTCTCCCTTAAGTCAATGATAGCGGATGGTATCGAAAAGGTTAAGAATCTTTTTACTTCAATGCTGGACTTTATACCATCTTTCTCCGATATTAAAGAAGGCTTACTTGGTATGATGCCTTCCTGGATGAAGAAATTCATATCTGACGATGAGCCAGAAGAAGCAGATATACCAGAGCCTGAAGGTTTAAAAAGATCTCGAGCCCGCCGCGAAGAAGCAAAAGAAGATAGAGAAAGCATTGATTCTGAAACTTCATTGCAAACAAGAGAAAGTATCGAGACAGAGACACCTGAAACAGTATTAGAAACAAGACCAGCTACAGAAAGATCTCAAAGAATGATTCGAGGTAATGACGATGAATCGGTTTCTCGTATCTCACAAAGCACCGAATCTACCCCTCTAGAACCTCGTATAGAGCCCACTACGACACCTGGAGCAGTACTCTCATCTACTAACGACATGATGGATAAGAAAGCGGAGGCAGCTTCACAGACTAATATGACTATCATTCAAGCTACTAGCGGTGGTGGTGGCAAATCAGGCGGGAACGTTAACTCAGCTACAGCTATAACCAATAATATATCTCAGGGTATATCTGCAGATGACTTTGTTCGTCGAGACTTTGTAAACGGTTTCTAAGCGCACATAAAAAAAGGAGCCTTTTGGCTCCTTTCTCTACTTCTTCTATTAACTCTGAGTAGCTAGCTTTTGAAAGTAGCTTAGAGTATCATCTGCATCATCATCTACTGAAGATACCGATACACCAGGGGATTGCTGAGCTTCAGGAGCTGGCTCATTCCACGGTGGTGTATTGTCAGTTTCATCTAGCGAGATAGACTCTGCTGTAGTCATAACTTGAGCTTCACCTAATACCTTGTTTAGACGCTGCTTAAGTTCTTCGTAAGTCTTATAGTTCTTAGGATCCATAAAATCCTGCAGGCTATAAAGCTTATTGTAGATAGCTTCGATTTCAGTATCATCTTGAGAGATTGCCGATACGCCATCGAATTCTGACTTATCATAGTTAACCCAACCATCTACCTTACGAATCTTAATCTTAAAGTTTGCACCTTCCCAGAAATCGAATGGATTAACTGGTTGTTCGTCTGCAAACTGTGGCTGCATAACATCCATAACTTTATCAAAGATCTTCTTGCCAAACTTATAAAGGAATACTTTACCTTCGTTTTCTGGCTTAGCAGGATCAGAGATAACTTGGATATTCGCTACATAATGTAGACGACGCTTACGCTCTCGAGCGAGTGCTTTATCTTCATCACGACCGGTATTCCAAAGTACAGTATTCATTTCAGATACTGGATCTTGTTGACCGATAGAAGTGAGAGAACTTTCGATGTACCAAAGACCGCCAGGACCTTGGAAACCGTGATCCCAATAACGAACCCATGGAAGTTCTTCACCGGCTGGAGCTGGTAAGAATCGAATTACTGCATAACCATTACCTGCTTTATCAGATGTTGGCTTCCAGAATCGATCGTCTACATAGCTTTTGTTTTGTTGTTGCTGTCCACTGCCTGACTGTTCTGCTGCTGCAGTAAGTGTTGAAATGGCTGATGAACGATTACGCTTGAGGTCTGCGAATGACATAGTATTACTCCGTATTATTTGTATTTCTGAATTATCCACTTTCTCATAATATAGACTACATTATACCACACTTTTATTAGGATGTAAACACCTTGAGGATAATTTTTTTCATCCTGTCTGGGTCACAAGTAACAAAAGGAGTATACTTACGAATCTTTCGTGAGACGTCAGGCCACACGATAGTTTCCGTAATTTCTTTATCAGCTCTATTCATAAAGCCGACTAATTTATTTAATATAACAACTGTCTCTAGTGAGATCTCATCTTGCATATATTTTTCTACAATCTTAGGATGACCTTCGATCTTAAACAAGTCATCGAATGATTGTACCTCTTCTGCAAGCTTATACAAATCTTGCTCAAAGATATAGCTAAGGCTCTGATTTACTTTAACCCATTTATCATATGGATCGTCGTTTGATATCATATCACCAATCCACTTATTATCACTAATAAAATGAGATACGTAATATGATATTAACTGTGGTGCTGTTTCAAATCTTTTACCAATCTTAGCAAAAAAGTATTTATCTTTTCTTTTCCAAAAAGACTGCGGTTTAGCTGATGTTTTATAATTGTACTTTATTGCATCGTAACTATCACTTTCAAAGTGTAGCTTAATGGATTGATATAGACTAAATGCTTCAAATGGTTCCATAATTTTCATATAGGCAACATAGTTGTATTGGTAGTAGGAGACTTAACCATATTGTTTCTTGAAGCCTCTGCTTCGATTTTAGAATACAGAGAAGGAGATATTAATCTTCCAGCATCTTCTGGTGGAAACTGGTGGTCTTCACACACCTTGATACAAGCGTCGATGTAGCTTATTTCTAGGCCTTTAGCCATACGATTCTCTACTTCTTCAGAGAATCTTTTCTTAGTTAATATCTTATCTTCAATCATATTAGTTCCATTTATAAAATACATGGTCACCGATGGAGGTAACCTTATTTAGGCTGTAAGACCAATCAGGATTTACATAGTTAGCATGGTAATGAGTTGCACCATACGTAATATCTTTATTAGAATTCCAGAGGAGCAAAGCTCTTTCTGTTATATCTTGTACACGCATATAAGCTATACTATCTTTAGGGTTATCGGACTTCCCGTCACAGTACCAAGAGAACTGACACTGATTCAGTATGATCCTACCCCTATAATCGGTTTTGCTTTGTTTAATAACATCACAGACGTTATTAGGATAGCGTCGATCTTTTAATCGATTAAGAGTAACCATAACTACTCCCATTATAGCTTCTTCGTCTTGGTTCCTAGCTTCATAATAGCTATTCAATACCAAGCAACGAAGATCCTGCTCTGCTAATAAATCTGAAGCTTTAATTGGTTCTTCTATTATATAGGAGAAGTCCAAGTAGTTATATGGTAGCTCAACTTCTTGTACAGCAGCCTGAGGCTGAGAATAATCCCATCCGAGTGCTATACTTATGAGGCCGATACACGTAACAAGACACAGTCCTTGTTGATCCGCCCATTTGGTTCGCTTGTCTTTGTAGTTAATTTTTGCCATTCGTTATCAATTTGCCTCGGTGTTTTAGACTGTACAATTGACAGGAACTCGTCAGGCTTGCGTAACCTTACCTTACGTGATCCACCCCCGAAATTTTGCAATGAAGTACCTTTCACTTCAAATCCATTAACTGATTCGGAAATATATTCAGTTAACTCTCTTGTTTTAACGTTAAAGACATATAGTCTCATAGCGCCAACGATTATAGCAGGAATTACCGAAACAATCTTAAATTCGTTATCTTCCTTGCAATATGAAAGCTTAGACACTTGCTTATCAGCAGCCTGAGGTTTCTTAATACGAGCCTTACGTGTTGCCTTAGCAGCATTCTTAATTTTATCTAAATCAACGAGCATTGCTTCACACGTCTTAATCCTAGCTTTGAGAGCAGGCTTTGTAATGTGCTTGTATGCCTCCGTAGCTTGCTCACACGAGCCGCTATAGGCATCAGTATATTCTTCTATCCATTGGTCTATTACTTTGCGTACATGGTCCGCTGAGGAGCCTGTAAGACCGTGTAATTTAAACTGTTGGTATAGATCAATAGTAGCTTTGTTATCCCCGTCTATCCACTTATCCTCTAGATCCAAAAGATCCTGCATAACAGTATCATTGATCTTGTTAATTGTTCTCTGATAAGGATTAAGCTTAACAACGTTACTTGTTGTTTCTTCTGTGTTGCCAGCTTTCTCTATAAGAATAGCATTACCAATCTCAATAAGATCTGCATAGTAAGCTTTGCATACACCGAACCATTTCTTATAAGGTTCAGGGAATTCTGAATCAGGTCTTTGAGACCAATAGATGCAGGTAGCAAAGTGAGGATGCATAGTAAAGTGATATTCGGGATTAGCTAAAATAGATTTAGCTTCTTCTTTGGAGAAAGTAGCCTTAATCCAAGGCTTAACGACTGAGGATATTTCTTTAACCTCTAGTTCGTAGTGGAAGTAAAACTTAAGCTTATAGAAATCGTCAATGAGAGGCGCTGCAGCTATTCCAGTCTTAGGTCTTACCCTAACTGTTTTCTTTAAGAACTTTTTACCGATTGCCATTTTGTGCCTCTCCAATTAATAATATAACTATTATACCACACTTTCTCCGCAGAGTAAACATATTTATGGGATCAGAGATTCAAACATCTGCACCGAATCAACCTTAAACGATCGCCAGCCAGCTTTGTTTACGTCAAAAACCTTAATTACTTCCTCTGAGTAAGAGGTTGTAGCATTCTTAGGCTTCATAGTATCTGGTATAGCATTCTCGTTAAGCGTGCATGCCATCTCGCGTACCTCTCCATCTACCTTAGTAAACTTAACCACACATACGCGGTCACGGAGCATTTCAATCATTTCAGAACGGTTCATATTAATTCCTTCTCATTGTTGAGTAGTCTTCGGGGTTGTCTCCTCTTCCAACAGGGACGAGGTTTGATTTGTGCATGGTTGCGATTCCGACGATGTAGTCTCCAGAGTATTCTGTTCGACTTGGCTTTGCTGTTGCCGACGCCTGATGTTGGAATTCGCTTGTTGCGCTTGCATAGATCTGTTTATCCTTGCGATAAACCGGTTGCGGGACATAAGGGATAAATTCCTTCTTTACTTTAGAGACAGAAAACAATTCCATTCGTTCTCGATCTTTCTTCTGTTGACGATGAGCTTCCATTCTCATCTCCTTAATTCGCTTAGGGGTAGACATTAGTTCCACTCGTTATCAAATCTAGTAGTCTCACGATATACATCGCCAACTAAAGACTCAGCAAATGCACGAGCAACTTTAGGTTCTACATGATTGTAGTTTTCGTCCATAGCTTCTAGCTCTCTTTCGAGCTGGCGATCTTGACGGCGCTTAATCTTAGCAATCTTAGCTTCGCAATCTTTAATAAATCGAGCATTAATTTTAGCTTGAGCAGCACGAAACTCTGGGTTACCCTGGATCTTGTGCACTGCGTTTTTAATCATATCGAGTCTGTTCATTTAGTTCTCCTAGTACAAATAATTAATAATTGAATTATAAACAAAGTCTCGGTTTTGGTTAATATCATCTAGCTCTTTATCAGTAGCTGGACGATCGTTAATATTTGCTTCACTAATATAAGCATCAACAAAATCCGGTGCATCATAATATTTGATGTCTTCTAAAACCACTTCACTAATTTTTGCAAAATCTATATTCATATTTTTCCTATTAAGTATTTCCTACGTAAGGTATTAAGCCACGGGATTCGAGTTCTGTTTCAAAGTAAATTTTCATGATAGAAGAACTAACTTTACCATTGACGCTGTACTTTTCTACAAAAGCGTCTTCTGTTAGATCAATTACGTCCTCTTGGATTCCAAGAATATAATCGTTCATCTTAGACATATTGTGTCTCCTCTTTTAATAAAGAATAAATTGAATGACCAATTTCGCACTGGCGTTCGTACTCAGCTTGAGCTTTCTCTTCTTCGAGAATCTCTTCTATCTGATCTGAGAACTTCTTAGCAGCAGCTTTTAAACCTTCAAGGTCTAAGTCCCAGTAAGCATCCCACCAAGATCCGCGAGGTCTAAAGCCATGGATGTCTTTGTGAGCATCTGAAAGGTATTGAATGTAGTAACTACGATCGTCAGAGTGTGTCATAATATAATCCCCTATTAAGAGTATTGAGCGATAAAAGTTAAGCCAAAAAACAAAGCCATTGATGAGCCAACGGCGATGCAGATGATTACGTCTTTAATTAAGTTTTTAAGCATGTTCTTATCTCTCTGTGTTTTTTAATTTATGTGGGTATTATACCGTAAATAGGGGCCTTTGAGAACCCCCTATTTCGTCACAGATCGTAACTTTAAGAAGCCAGCTGAACACGGTTCTCAAAGTCAAAGGTTGTTTCAAAGGGGACGTAACCAGTGTCGCCTACACGAGCTCCGCCGTGTGGCCCTTCGTCTTCGATCTGGATTGTGTAACCCTTAAAGATCTTATGACCAGTTTCGGGGTGAAGGATCCAACCTTTATCAATAACTGTACCTTGGATGTAGTGCTCATCTGTGCTTGCAAAATCCATTGAGCGTATAACCTGGCCGATCTGAGCAATGTTTTCGTATTTCATTTTTTTGGTCCTTTGTTTAATTTATGTGAGTATTATACCAAAAAATGGCCCCCTTGTATACAAAAAGATCGTAATAGATCGTAACTTAACATAAATAGCATAGACATATCCCATACCATAAAGGTCCGACAATGAAACAAATTGCAACCTTTATTATGCTTCTGATGATCCCTATATTAAGTACCCCAGCATTCGCTCAAGCAACAGGAACTTGTACTACTGGAACTCAGTATTGCGAGGGATCTACTGCGGATACCAATATAACATCGACTTCAACCTCGACGTCGACTGCTACCGCAACAAACACTAATAATAACAACAATGTTAATACTAATACAAGTACTAACACGAACAATAACAATAATATAAACACGAATACCAGCACGAATACGAATACTAATAATAACACGAATGTTAATACTAATACAAGTACGAATACTAACAACAATAATAATGTGAATACCAACACATCTACTAATACCAATATAAACACAAACAATAATGTAATGAGTGGCGGCACGACCAATGTCAACACTAACAATAACAACAATGTCAATACTTCAACTAGTACGAATACTAACAATAACAACAATGTCAATACCTCAACTAGTACGAATACTAACAACAATAATAAT